GCGCTTCTCTTTCTCGAACTGCCGCTTCAATGCCTCTAGCGCGTCTGTAATGGGCTCAGGGATCTTCAGCGGGGCAGGGCTGAACATCCGCTCTTCTTCTTCGTCTTTCTTGAGCGGGAACGTCTGGCTGACCTCGCCGCCCTTCTTCATCTTATGGTTGTGCTTAGCCACCGCCCAGCTCAGCATGTCGTCAAGATTGGCAGGGCCACCGTTCGCCTTACGCACCGCCTTCTCAAGCAAGCGGTCAAGGTTAATTGGGCCACCTTCTTTCACGCCAATCAAAGCACGCGCATCGTTCAGCACATTCGTCTCTAGCTGATCGCGCCAGTTCTGTGGGGTGACATCGTCAGGGAGTTCGTAGCTCACAGTGCCGCCTTCGGCTTTGGGGGCTGGATACTTCAAGCCAGTCGGGTCAGCATACGGGCTCTTGCCCTCTTTCTTGCGGCGCTCAGCGTGCTCAACCGCCTTGCGGAAAATCTCATCGGTCGGGGAGTTGCCAGCCAGCAGGTGCTCGATCTCTTCTTTGGATAGGGTCGGCACCAACAGCGGGAACTCGCCACCCTCATTCTCAGCCGACATCTCGGTAGCGTAACCGTCGCTTGTAGGCAGGTAGCCAAAGTAGCCCGAGCCTTTAACGCCCTCGCCACTGTGTCGCATCCCGTGAGGCGCTAAGCCCTCTTCGGTCTCGCGCATCGCTAAGCCGCCTTTGGCTTTGGTGATGTCAGGGTCGGTGATGTCGTAGGTGCCACGGTTGCCGATGGCTGACTTGATCTTGCGCGGATCGAGCACGCCGTAAGTAGGATAACCGCCCTCATTTATCATCAGGGAGTCATAACCAGCGTTATGCACCGCTTCAATAAAACTTGGGTCATTCACAACCTCCCAAGCATATTCGGGGCTACGCATCTTCTTAATGTGATCAACGCTTACGCCCAAACTACGAGCAGCCTCAAAAGCCGCCTCTGCCTCATCATTAGCATCAAACGGTAGTATTAGAGGGTTTTCGATCTGTGCATGAAGCGGATAAATCGCACCGGTGTCTTTTGCATAGCCTTCAGCCGTATACGGGTCTTTAGCAAGCCACGTAGGGTAGCTGGCGAATTCACTAATTGGCTGACCCTCTTTTTCAGAATACTCGTCGGCAATTGTTGTGCCGTGGTATAGCCGACCCTTTTCTTTTGATGGCTCAAGGAACTTCTGCTTCCCACTCTCTCGGAGCTGATTTTTGATGTCCCGTAGCGCAGCCTTACCTTTTTCCGTAGGCGGATTCGTGGGCGCAGACTGTGCCGCCTTCTCTTCAGCCAGACGCTTGAACATCAGCTCAGCCTCAAGTTGCTGCGCCTTGGTTCCTTTCGGAAGTCTGTCCAGAAGCTCTTTCAAATCCGGCGCTTTGTCAGCAACCTTGCCAGCTCCGGCAGCTTTCTTCAAAGCCCCGACAATTTTCGTTGGATTAACCATCGCTACACCGCATAAGGATTACCCTTCTTGCGTCCGTAATATTCAACTTCCCGATCTTCCTCAACGTATGGGTCAATGTCAAGGAAACCCGCATCCCTCAGGTACCGTAGTGCTTGCGTGCAACTGTCTACAAAGTCATCGTGCGTTGACTCAGGGAAGCTGCAAATCTGACTGACGAACCCTTCAGCCCAGTCACGCACGTAGCCCTTCTTGACCGTGCTCTCAGGGATCCACACCCGCTTGTGCGAGATGATGTTCGCCACAATCGATAGCCGCTGTATCTTGTCAGCCCGTCCGGGGTTGTACGCCCTCACAGGCAGGTGCGCCCGCTGTAAGTCTTGGATCAGGCTAATCCCAGCAGCCTTGTCTTCAATAAGGACAAGATCCACCTTCTTTCCACCGACAAAGTTTCCTCGCTCTTCATCCTCGGGGTCAGCGCCATACGAAACTTTGAACTCCTCAAGAACCTTCGGACGGAGATCCGGGTACTGAAGACGGTCTTGCCACGCATCGATGAGCATGACAGACATCGGGCCGTCTTGAGGCCGAAAGACTCCCCAAGTGGTGGCGGCGGTCGGGTCATTGACAGTCTTTTCGGTATACGCGCAGTCATAGGATTGGATGATGTACTCGAATTTAGGAAAGGGTTTGTTGGCAGGCCACAGGCGGAAGTGCTCACGCTTGACCATCCCACCTTCTTCGGGGTCGATCAGCTCAGCGTAAATCTCTTGCCGTCCTAGCTTGGTGCCCTCGTACTGGAGAATCTGCTTACGGAAGTTGTCAGCGAGGTTGTCGAGGTTCTCGTAGGTCGAGGCGGTCACCAGCGCCACATCGTCGCCCGACCTGTCCACTAAATCGAGGATCAAGTCCTTCGGCCTCGGGGTCGTGGTGCAGATCAGCCGCACCTTCTTACCCAGACGCAGGCCGAACTGCATCATGTCCCAAGCGTCCTGAAGGTACTCCCAAGCCGCCAGCTCATCGCACCAGCCACCGTGGAACTGAGGGCCTCGGAAACGCTCGGGCTCACTCGCCGGGATGCCTTTGATCAGGGAGCCATTGATCAGCACGAGCTCATGCAGCGCCTTGTTGTAGTCCTTGATCAGCACATTGGGGATCACTGAGAGCAGGCCAGAGTCGCCCTCGAAGCAGGTCGAGCGGACGTCGGAGGAGGTCGGTGCCGCCACAACCCATCGGGTCTCAGGATGCTGCCACGCCCACCAGCCAAGCTGTTCCGCCGCCGTCCGGGTCTTACCAGCGCCTCGACCAGCCAGCAGCAGCCAGATGTCCCACCAGTCGCCCGAGGGCAGGATCTGGTACCGGTGCGCCTGCAGCAGCCACTTAGTGCGCCACTCGAATGCAGCCCTGTATTCAGCCGGTAGCTTCGCGTACTGCGCTCGGGTCGCAGGGTCTTTGAGGATCTCGACTAAGTCGCTCATCGCCGGATCTTCAGGTAGATCGCCAATAAGAACCCAGCGCACGCAGCCTCAGGCTTACCAGCCACCGCGAACATGAGGCCGACAAAGACGGACAGAAACTCGATACAGAGGATAGCGACATCAATCCCATCCCACAGCGCCTTCTCATGCTGGCGCTGGGCTAGAGCGGCTTTGCGCTCGGCGATGCGGATTTCGAGGTCGTGGATCACCAGAGTCGGTGCTTGCACCATGTGCGCGTCTCGTAGATCGTAGCGCTGCATACAGGCTTGGCAGGCAGATCAAGAGTCAAGACGGCAAAGTAGATAGATAGGATCGCAACGATCCCCCAGTAAATGGCTAAGATAGTTCCGGTCATTCGCCACCCTTTCTAATCATCGCGGCAATCGCCAGCGTCCCGTAGCCCTCAGCCCCCAGCTTCTCAACCAACAGGGCACAGGCTTCGCGCTCAGCAATCTCAGCAATCACCACAGCGTCATCAGGATTAAGCCTGACCGCCTCCACTAGCTCCTGCGCGTAGCGCATCATCAGCGGAGCGGCGTGCTTCTCAATTGCGCTCTCAATGATCTCAGTCAGCTCAGCGCGTTCTTGCTCGGTCATCATCTCAGCTCCCGCACCTTCTCAGGCTCGTCGTGCTTCTGATACTTGCTTTGGCTTCTCTTCTCAAGGCAACCCTTACAGATCCACCTCAGAATCTTCCCCCGCTGCTGTTTCTCACCGCCCTCTTCTGCCCGAGTGAACTGGCAGCTCGTACAGAATCTCATTTGCTTTGCTTTGTCAGCTCGATGTTCTTCAGGACGGCATCAAACACGCTCGTGTCTACCGTCATCGCTAGCGGGTTCTCTGCGTCCCCTGCGACGATCTGGCGGTCGCCGTACTTCTTAGGCTTCAGCTTACTCGCCACCCACTTGCGGGCGTCTATGCGGTTCTTCTGCCATGTCACCCAGCCACTATCTGTGCGGCTTATGCCTTTGTCATCAACGATCTCTGCAGGCGGCTCATCTGCAATCGCTTGTATCTCATCGGCTAATGTATCTGCTTGCTCTTCTCTGGCCTTCGCGTAATTGTCTGAGAATTGCTTATTCTGCAACAGCCACAGATAGACTGTGCTGTGTACGGGCATTCTGTCTTCCATGCAGATTTGGCGTAATGACTCACCGCAAGAGATCCTTGTGCATATCTCTGCGGCGATCAGCGGGTCATACTCGGTCTTGCGACCAGCCCGCTTCTTTGGCTTTTCTTGCTCACTCATCCGAATAGCTTCTTTAGGAACTCGGCTGCGGCTCCCGGGCCTAACAGCACCATGATCATTACCATGTACAGCAAATACTCGATTCTCTGCATACGGTCTGAGCCCTTGTCGAGGCTGTTGGCAATATGCTTTGCACGCTCTTCACAAACGGCTTCGTGTACGGCAAAACGAGTCTGCAAGTCGTGATCCATGTTGCATCTCAGCAATTAGTTGGTTGTTGCTGGTTGCTCGGTCGCAACTTCTTGTAGTGGTAACTGCGGTAG